CCAGACCACAAAGCTAAAGCTGGCGGCCTAGCTAAAGCTAGTGTATTAGTCACGGGACCCTGCATGGAGGCATCCCGTGGCTATCAAAATTCCTGTCAAAGAGCGCGTTATCCGCAAGTCGGATCGGGCCGTTGAAAGCCGTGAGGCCCGGATTTATCGCATCGACAGGTCAGACTATGTCGAGCAAGCCCTGATGAAACGGGCCACCGATGTGGTCGTGGCCAACGCCTTCTTGCCTGAAGATGAATTCTCGAATTTCTATCTCGGAGCTGAGACCGACAAGGGCATCATCATGCCCCCCTATGACCTCCGCAAGCTCGACCGGCTTGCTCAGGAGAACAATGCCTTGTCCCCCTGCATAGAGGCGATGGTCACCAACATCGACGGGACCGGCTTCGAGTTCATGAAGGACAAGGATATAAAGCAGCAGAGCCACATGGAGGAGGATGACCCAAAGATAAAGCATCTGTGGGATTTCTTCTTGGAGTGCTGGCCGGGGCAGAGTTTCTATACGCAGCGAAAGAACCTGCGCCGGGACGTTGAGCGTATCGGCAACGGTTACATCGAAGTTATCCGCAATGCTGCGAACGAAATCGTCTTCATGCGCTATGTGGACGGAAAGATGATGCGGATCATGGCACTGGATGATCCGGTTACTGTCACCAAGATGGTTAAGCGGGGCGGCAAGGAAGTGGCCATCAGCGTGGCTGCCCGGGAGCGGCGCTTCGTTCAGTCAGCCAACGGCAAGACCCTGCTCTACTTCAAGGACTTCGGGGCCTCACGGGACCTCGATAAGGTAACCGGCAAATGGGCAGAGCCGGGGCAGAAGATTGCAGCTAAGCGCAGGGCTTCGGAGCTGATCCACTTCACCTGCCTGCCGGACGCTCACACGCCCTATGGCGTTCCCCGCTGGATTGCACAGACCCCTTCCGTCTTGGGCTCCCGCAAGGCCGAGGAGTTCAATCTGGACTTCTTCGATAACGGCGGTGTCCCCCCGGTTATGATCCTCTTGCATGGTGGCGTGCTGTCTCACGAGACACGCAAGGCCTTGAACCAGTCCACCAGCGGGCTGGCCATGAAACGCAACCGGGTGGTGGTTATCGAGGCAGAGCCCACGGGTGGCGGCATAGACAACCCCAGCACAGCCAAGATCACCGTGGAAAGGTTCGGGGCTGAGCGGCAGCAGGACAGCATGTTCGAGCAGTACGATGAGCGGGCTGAACAGCGGGTTCGCAGGGCCTTCAGGCTACCGCCTATCTTCGTGGGGCAGGCTGAGGATTACAGCTTCGCTACCGCCTATGCGTCCTACACGGTGGCCGAGGCTCAGGTGTTCAAGCCGGAACGGGATGAATTCGATGAGGTGATGTCCATCCGGGTTCTCCCGGAAATGGACTTTGCAGGTTACCGGATGCGGTCCCTGCCCATGAACATTCATGAGGCTGCTCTGAAACTGGACGGCATCAAAATGGCTGATGAGACCAACCACGTTGTCCCCGAGGAAATCATCGGAGCGTTGAACGAGACTGTAGGGACAAAGTTCAAGGTCACCAAAGAACCAGTGCGGGCACCCATTCCGATTGGCGGGGGTATTGCACCGGCCAGCGGGAAGCGTATGCTGGCGACACCCGGCGCAAGCCTTGCTGCACAGAGAAAACCCAAGCAGAACACCACTGATAAGGCTAACGCCACAGAGGCTAGAAAATCCAATGGGCATGATGAGGATGCCTTGGACGACTTCGAGGCTCAGGACCTTGAAACTACTGAGGTATTGCTAGGCACAGCATCGGGACAGGCGTAGGGACACAATATCTTGTCCCAGATCGTCTCCTAATGGGTCGATGTTGGCACCAACCATTTGCAGTTAGCTGCAGATATGGTTGCTCTAGTAATGGAATTTGGTACTGGTTCAGTCTAGCATTCAGCGGATCATCAAGTGCCCGGTATTGACGCCCATGTCGCCACGTTACTGAAAGCCGCCTTGTCCCCTGCCGGGAAGGTGGTCCTCCAAGATCGACCAGTACACGACCTCAAAAACATCTCGATTACCAAGACCGACGACGAATTGCAGATCGTGTGGGGCGAGGTCTATGCCCCCGGCTATCCCGACAGCCAAGGTGACTTTGCCACCGAGGACACTGTCCGGCAGATGGCCTACACGTTCATGAAAAATCAGGCGATGACCAACATCGACCTGAACCATTCCAGAGAAGACTGTGGGGCATACATCGTTGAGAGCTTCGTCGCTCGGGACGGCGATCCCATCTTCCTCAAAGGATCATGGGTCATCGGGGTCCACATACCCGATGCAGAGCAGTGGTCGATGGTCAAAAGCGGAGACCTCAACGGTTTCTCCCTTGACGGCATGGGCCTCCGCATCCCGACAAATTTGGAAATCGAACTGCCAGAATATCTCAAAGGTGAGACGGACGGCGAAGATCACAAGCACATGTTCCAAGTCCAGTTCTCCGAGACCGGCCAGTTTCTAGGCGGGGAGACGGACGTGGTTGATGGGCATTCTCACAAGATCATCAAAGGCACGGTTACGGAGGATGGCGGGGACCCACCGCACAATCACCGCTTCTCGTGGGTTGATGGCATACTGAAGGTGATAGATCATGAAGGTACAGCTTAAGGCCACTGAGCTGGTCAACCCGAACGTCAAGCGCGTGGCTATGGTAAAACGGGGGGCCAACCAGCTTCCCTTCCGTCTCACAAAGGGAGAAAATGGTATGCTCGACCTGACCAAACTTGCGAGCGCCTTCAACCTCATCAAGGATGATGGTAAGCCCGCAGTCTACGCTGTCGTCGTCCGCAAGGATGCCGACATGGAGGCTATCAAGGCCCGTCTCACCAAGGCCGGGATCGACCTCACCAGCCAGACCGAGAAGGACGGCCTCGTCGTTTTCGCTCAGAAGGAGGTCAAGGATACCGACCTCGGACTGATCAAGATCGACAATGATGTCGGCGTTCTCATCAGCAACATCACGAAAGCATTTGTTGGATACACCTTCGAGGGAACCTCGTTCGAGGAGACCATGAAGACCAACGGGTTCTATCCGTCGATGCGTCTGGCCTGCGAAGCCATGCAGGACACCGTCTATGGCATCATGCAGAAGGCCGAGAGCCCGTCAGATGCGGCCACGGCCATCTCCAAGGTGGTGGACGAGTACAAGGCATACGTCACCTCGCTCGCCAGCGGCATCCCGGAGCAGGCCTTCAAGATCGACACTGGCTATGCCGAGGAAGACGAGAAGGACAAGAAGAAAAAGAAGAAGGTGACCAAGGACGAGGCCGAGGGCGACCCCAAGCCCGCTCCGACGCCTCCGACCCCGAACCCCAATCCGTCTCCGAACCCGAACCCCCCGGTTCCCGATCCGATCAAGAAGGACGACGCCGTGGCAGGTGACCCGCCCATCGTTCCGGCTGCGGTCGCCAACAACACCGAACTTCTCGCTGGCCTCAAAGCCATCGTAGAGGGCGCAGTGACCGGCCTCCGTAAGGAGGTTACGGACATGGGCGCTGACATCCGCAAGGATGTGAACGGCCTCAATCTGCGGGTCTCGCAGGTTGCGGATCAAGTGAAGAAGACCGAGGAAGCCGTGCACGGGACGGTTGTTGCCGATCCCGCTGGCGACAAGACGGGTCTCAAAAAGACCGGAGGCGACAACGTCCGCCGTCTTCCGGTCCCGCCCCTTCTGGACACCGGAACGATGGACCTGAAGAAGCACGAGACCGAATACGAGGAAGGTGTGAAGAAGGCTTTCGGCTGATCACACCAACTCGCCGCCAGAAACATCGGTAACACCACGTCCCCATAAGGAGAGACAAATGACTGCCTCTAACCAATCCCTCCTCCGCAAGGCTGACCTCGCCATTGCGGACTTGCAGGCCACGGGCGGCGAGCTGCAGCCCGAGGAAGGTGCTTCGTTCATCCGTAAGATGATCAAGCAGCCGACCATGGTGCGTCAGGCACGCATCGTGGAAATGACCTCGCCCAAGCGGCGCATCAACAAGATCGGCTTCGGAGCCCGTATTCTCCGCAAGGCGGTCTCGGCTACAGCCCTCACGCAGGCTCAGCGTTCCAAGCCGATCACCGAGCAGATCGAACTGGAAAGCCACGAGCAGATCGCAGAAGTCCGGCTGCCCTACGATGTCCTCGAAGACAACATCGAGCGGGCAACGGCGGCCAACAACGAGCCGAGCAATACCGGCCCGGGCGGCCTTCGCCAGACCCTCATCGACCTCATGGGCGAGCGTGCTGCGCTCGACTTGGAGGAGCTGGGGCTCTTGGGTGACGTGCTCTACACGAACCCCGGCGACAGCGATGACGAGGACTATCTCTCGCAGCTGGACGGATGGCTGAAGATCGCCTCCGAGGATGGCAACGTGTCGGATGCCGAAGGCGGCACCATCGGCAAGTCCATCTTCAAGGCGGGCGTCAAGACCATGCCCGACCAGTATCTCCGCAACAAAGCGGCGATGAAGCACTTCGTTTCGATGGACAACGAAACCGAATACCGGGACATCGTCTCTGATCGCGGTACCGCCTACGGCGATGCCACGCTGCAGGGTACAGCCCCGATGTTCGCTTTCGGATCGCCTATCGAGGCAGTCTCTCTGATGCCCGAGGACAAGGGACTTTACACGAACCCCAAGAACCTCATCTTCGGCATTCAGCGCCAGATCAGCATGGAGTTCGACAAGGACATCACTGCCCGCGTCTACATCATCGTGCTGACCATGCGTATCGCCTTCCAGATCGAGGAGCCCGAGGCAATCGTCGTCTACGAAAACATTGCAGCGCCCTGATCTACGGCATAGACTGCCCTGAAGGGGGGTCGGGATCGCTCCCGGCCCTCTTTTCATGGCAGCCGCAAAGGAGTGCACAATGCCGTCCGTTATTCTGAAGAAACCAAACAGGGTCAACACGCTCGGAATGATGTTCGACCGTGGTGTCGTTACGCCGGTATCTGGAGAAATAGCATCTGCTCTGGAAGACAATGAGCGTTTCATTGTTAAGTGGGACCGTGGAGAACGCGAAGGCGTACTGGCAGAGGAGGCAGCTAGCGGGCCAAGAATGCCTGCTGCCCGGTCAAAGCGCCTAACCCTGATCCGGGCCGCTATCGACAAGCTGTCCCCGGATGATGAGGGTGTGTGGACCAAAGATGGTCGGCCTGATGCTCGTGCTTTGTCACGGTTGCTCGGGTGGACGGTCACCAATGAGGAACGGGACATGGCTTTGTCCCGGGCCAATGCCGAGGAACAACTGCCCATTTTGGACACTGCCGAGGATGAGGTCCCGGTAGAGGATGCTGAGGAGGAAACCCGGGCAACGGACATCCCGACTGTCCCGGAGCGGCCTGTCCCTCACGTCCCCACACGCAAGAAGTACCGGACCCCGGCTCCGGGTCAGGCACAGCCAAGGCCGCAGCAGCCGTCCCCGCCGATCATTGACAAGCATCAGATCAGGCCGGGATCAGAGGCCAATGTGGCAGCGGCTCGTGGCAAGGTGGTTATCAAGAAAGGGCCATCTACCCGAACCCCGGTAGTTGACCCCACCAAGGCGGGTGCCGTGGAGGTCTAAATGTTGTTAGCATCGGTGGCGGAAATTCGTGGAAGTCTTGGCTTCGATGACGATATGCAAAACGCCACCGATGCCATCACGGCTGCCCTTCACGCAGCAGAGCCCGCCTTGGCGGCCTTCCTTAATACGCACTTTGTCCGGGACGTAGTCGTGGACACGTACTACGTCCCTAACCCTACGCTGATGGACGGCCCCATGCTGCTGACGGAGTTCAGGCTCTCTCAGGGCATGGTGGCCGAAGTCACTGAGGCCATTCTCGACATTTCGCCTGAGTGGGGGGAAAGCACGGACATCTCTGCCGGGCTAATTGTCAAGTCAGACCGGGGCGTCGTTGCTGACACCATGAGCAACTTCCTTCAGAACTTCGTCAGGTTCACCTATACGAAGGGGTTCGAGCCAGACGATACGGACGCCAATTCCTACAAGCTGTCTCAGGTCCCGAGATGGTTGCAGGAGGCGGCCAAGACACAGGCCATGATTACGTTGGAGAGCCACCCGGCACTCGAACAGGCGGGCATCAAGCAGGACCCAAGGGCACTGCGGAACCAACTGTCCATGATTTTGGCCCCACAACGCAGGTACGCTCCAACAGCACTCCTACCGATCTGAGGGCACGATGGTTGCTAAGGGTGCTCTCCAAATTGGAATGGCCTTCCGAGGCCGGACTTGGCCAACCCTAGAGCAGGGCTTCAAGGGCTTTGCGGCTGAGATAAATCTGGATTGGATCAGGGCGCAGGCGACCCTCAAGGAGGAGCTACGGAAGTTTCTGAACAACGTAGCGAGGTCACTGGCGCGTAAACACGGCGGGGCCTACTCCGGTGGCACCAAGGCGCAGGCCCTCTCAGCGAGGACCGGGAAGTCCGTAGCGAGCATCCTGAATAGCGTGGTGGTGTCAGGGACGACCTACAACACGACCACAGGCAAAATCGGTGGTGACTATCCGCTCGCAATCCATGAGTATGGCGGGACGATCAAGTCTAAAGGCAAACTGCTGACTATCCCGCTGCCCCCGGCTCTCAACAAGAACGGGGTGCCTATGCGGCGGTCAGCAAGGGGCTGGCAGAATACGTTCGTGACGCGAAGCAGGCGAGGCAACCTGATTATCTTTCAGAGGCGAGCCAATGGGATCGTCCCGTTGTATGTGCTGAAGGATCGGGTGAGCATCAAGCCACGGCTCGGGATGCGGGATGAGCTTAAGACCCAGACCCCATACTTCGTCAGCAAGGCTGTTGACGCTATGGTCCGAAAGATCATGAGAGGCTAGTGTAGTTAACTGCAATGGCAGGCGAAAGCGTCAGACAGCTGATACTAGCCAAGATCGTGGCCAACATGTCCGCGATGGCTCCTCCTGACTATCCGTTCGCCTTTGCGTCGGTGGTCCATGGTCCCCTTGACATGGGTGCCCACAAATCCCGCTTCATGGCTGGCATCGTCCCCGGGCGGGAAAACAAGCGGGACCTGTTCCCGGTCATGGAGATTGACTTCCCGATCAACATCGAGTTCAGGGCTACGCGGCAGAAGAATAGCGACAGCCCCGGTCTGTTGGCTGAACAGGTCCTCACGCAAATCCAGCAGTGCATCTACGCTGACAAAACGATGGGCGGCTTAGCCGTGGACACTGTTGAAATCGGTAACGAAATAGACCTTGACACGTATGGGGATGATACGGTCGTCGGGGTCATGTACATCCGGGTGAACTATCGGCATTCGCATAAGGATGTGACGAACCCGTACCCAGAAGTCTGACATGGATCATGCTGCCTTACTGGAAGTCCTGTTCTATGACCCCGACACGGGGATATTCATTTGGAAGATTAGCCGTGGGCGATGCAAGGCTGGCCAGAAGGCTGGAAGCGTCAATGCCAAGGGCTATATTGAAATACATGTTTTCGGAAAAAAGTATCTCGCCCATCAGCTGGCATGGTTCTACATGACTGCGGAGTGGCCAGAGGATCAGGTTGATCACTGGAACAGGCTCCCCGGCGACAATACTTGGCTTAATCTGCGGGAAGCCGACACAGCCAAACAGACCATTAACTCAGTCCGGGCAAATCCTTATGGCCGGGGGGTGGTCAAAAGTGGGTCCAAATTCAAGTCCTCCATCGGCGTTGATGGGAAACGATTGTACCTTGGCACGTTCAATACGGTAGCCGAGGCGCAGGAGGCATATCGCTTAGCGGCTCAGAAGTTCTACGGAGAGTTCGTCCCAGAGGTACAAGGAGTGACCCACCATGGCTAAGCAGACGTTGACGACCAAGAAAGGGACTGCCAAGACTAACGAACCTGAAGTAACGATAGAGGAGGAGGTATCAATGCCGACCTCAAAAGACGATGTTGATCCCCATCCTGAATTGAACCCCGACGCGCACGAGGGGAAAGCTCCCGTACTCTTGACTGAAGAAGCTGAACCGCTTCCCACGCCTGAAGAAGGGCAGCCTGCTGAGGTGTCCTTCCCGCAGGGCTTGGGCGGCCAATATGAACTCAGTGATGGCGTTCGGACAAGGGTAGCTGCGCCAGCATCAACAGCCACCCAAGCCCTGAACCGCCGCGCCCAATAGGAAAGGTGCATCACTATGAAGATCGGCAAGAACCACTTCACGGGGGCGAGCAACCTCTATGGAACTGGCCCAAACGCTTTGGCATCCATTCTTAGAGGCCTCGCCACAGACAACGCCCGTACCCGTGTCGAGACCCTGACCGGCAGCGCCGTCCAGTTTACGGACAGCTCGACCGGCGTGGTTGGGGCCAGCATCGTCGCCATGACGCCGCAGACTACGCCCTTCGACGCCACGGCGGCGGGAGGCGCGACCAACACGACTTGGAACACGGCCATCGGCAAGAATGAGAACGCCCTTCGCGTTGTCGGTACGCTGGTCAACTTGGTTCGAGCCAAGATCGGTCTCGCTCCGTTCACCTTTACTTCTGGTACTGTTGCCACTCCGGGAACCATCCCGGCGCAGGACAAGACGGTTGCCACGACCAACGGCGTCACGGCTGCCGATTACGCAACAGGCAGGGCGGCCCAGCTGGTCGCCAAGGAGAATATGCGTAGGGTGGTCCACTACACCAACGAGACG